GAGCGCCCCGGCAACAAAACCTGCAACAAGAGCCACAATTGTGAATATATTTACTTCCATGTATGTATTTATTGTATATGTTTTAAAAATCAAACAGTTGTTAAAAATATACCTTTTGTATAAATAATGGAAATGACAAAGCGGAAAGCTTCCTATAAACGTTCTGCATCAAAGAGCAGAAAAGACATACCCATTGAAGAAATCTCCGAAGTTGTGGAACGCAACTCAATGGATCGCAGCTTCAAAATAACCAGCAAATATCAACTCACACCGATACACAAATCATTTGTAGAATTATGTTATTGTAACAATACTAAAATAGCTTTTGTGGACGGTCCAGCTGGTACTGCCAAAACATACTGTGCAGCATATATTGCACTCAACATGCTCAAATCAAAAAAAGTAGATGAGGTCGTTTATATACGCAGCATAATTGAGAGCGCGAGTAAAAGCATGGGCAGTTTACCTGGCGAAGTGGATGATAAATTTTTACCTTGGACACTCCCCTTACAAGAAAAATTAAGTGAATTGATAAGTCCGTCAACAATCACTACACTATTTGAAACCGACACAGTCAAAGCAGTGCCTGTGAACTATGTGAGAGGCTTGACTTTCAAGGACAGTGTAGTGATTGTTGATGAAGCGCAAAATCTAACAAGAAGTGAATTGATAACAATTCTCACAAGATTTGGAGAGGACAGTAAAATGATAGTCATTGGCGATACATTACAGAGTGATATTAACGGTAAGAGCGGGTTTAACGATATATATGAAACTTTTAATGATGAGGAGAGTGAGCAAAATGGTATACTTTGTTTCAAATTTTCTGATAAAGATATCATGAGAAGTGAAATGCTAAAATTTATTGTAAGAAAGCTCGGGAACGCATAAATATATACATGGAACACTCTCCGGAGACACATGATATAACACACATACCCACGTTTAAACAGTATTTTACAGAAGTGTTAAAGCGTGATATAGATGTTGGTGATGAAATAGAGAATATCAACCCGGACTGCGAACACTACAAAACAAAAGGTAAGGTGAGGAAAATTATCAAGCGCTCGGAAAAAGGTAGTTCCAAGGTAAAAAATAAACACAATGTACCTGGTAGTGACATTGAGTATGAAGTCACAAATGACACAAAAAATGCAGCCCCAAAAGACCGGCTTCGTAAAAGTTTAGATCAAATAAAAATAACTAAACCAAAAACTTGAGAGCTTTTTGAAACTCTCTTAACACTCTAGCAGGCTCTCTCGCGTCGCGTGACAACACTTGTTTACCGTCACTATCTTCCGTATACATCGGCTCAACTTGAGATTTAAATTCTCTTTTAAATGCCTCGATAAACTCTTCACTGAGTTTCAGTTTGCTAGGAAAACGTTCTCGTACAACTGTTTTATACAGCCCATAACTTTCTGACAAACTACTTACCTTCTCATTAAAACACTTCATGTAGTTATTTATACGTTTTAGTATCATCTTCCGTGTTTGTGTCATCAGTAACCAAAGGAAATCCAAACTCATCAACTAAAACGTTGGTATCTACAAGTGAATCATCCTCACCATACATCTTCCCAGTTGTATCAACATAAAATTCTATCATCTTAATTCTCTCTTCTGTAGTACCAAACACTTCGATCAACGCGGATCGATCATCTTTGGGGAAAAATCTTGTGTCGCCTGACATCCAATTATTATGAATTGCCTTGAAAAAGTTATCTATCTCTTTGATATACTCAATATCTGTCTCTCTTTTACCATCATCCTCGATGTCTGATTGCGCTGCATTTGTGATAGGTATAAAAAATATTATATCCAACAATTTCATCGACTCTCTGACAATAGGTATACACTTTTCAACAAAATGTTCATCGATGTCACCTACACCTTTGTGGTGAGCCCACATGCTATAAATTAGATTATCCAATGGACATCTATCGAAGATAACAAAATCATCACTCGAGTATTTTTCCATCTCATCAATCATGTAGTTGAGAATGTCCCATTGTGTGTCTTTGTTGGTTTGTTTGCTATGTTTATTGTCTTTAAGTACAGATCTATATGTAATTTCCGGAGTTTGATACATGTCCCAATTGTTTAAAAATTCGGATAGAAGTGTTGTTTTTCCTTGTGCGGCCGTTCCGCTTATAGCGAGTCTCATAGTACTATTTAAGAATTATAATTATGAAATCAACTCAAACACCGGTTAACTTATCCCATGCACTCACATGCAGCCTAGACATACCTATATAACCATATTTTTTTGCCATCTCTAAACTGAAGCGGGTACGTTCATGAAAGTTTTCCTGGCTATCCAAACCAGGCATCATGATTACTTTGTCGTGAGGTATATCAAATTTTTTGATGAAATCTGATTCTATTTCCTTTATGCACTCCTCGGTACTGATCACAAATTTGAACCAGTAATTATTATGGCTCATGATTCGCATGATTGCATCCGGATTGATTCTCCGATTCGCGGGCATGCCACTATTTGCTAGTTTAACACTACAATTTATTTGATCTAGCATATCAAACAGTTCATCTTGTATGTACAATGTACCATTGGTTTCAATCTCATTATAACTTTTTAGAAAAAATCCAGTCTTATCAAGACAATAGTCATGTAAATATCTATCGAAGGCGGCAATTGCTCGTTGATGTTTCGGTATTGTAGGTTCACCACCTGTCCAGATCAAATGAATTCTACCTTCATATATCCATCTGTCTATTTTTTCATGTTCCCATTGCTGTACAAGTTTATAGAACGGCTTCTCGAGACCACGTTTCCATACAGCCTCAGTATCACACCACCATGTAGCATCTCCACTCTTCATCAACTCACCATTAGGTCCACCACACATTAAGTTACAGGCTTTAAGTCTTATGAAATAAGCTGGATATCCCGTCGTATTTCCTTCACATTGTACAGAATAGAAACTTTCCGAAAGGTCTAATGTTGTAGGCTCTGCTCTTTCCTTACTCATGAAGTTATCCATTGCTTTTGATTGTTCTGTCATTATATTCCCCACGTGTTTGTTGATTTAGGATCAATCCATTTGTTTGTTGTTTTGTTTGGTGTCACAGCAGCTGGTTTATTGAATTGTTTTTCAATCTCCCGTGCTTTATCATTCATGTATTTAGCACCAGAATGTTTGGAGTTTGACATCTCAAAAATTGCTGAATTATTTTCATGCTCAAACACTTCAACCTTGACGCATCTACATCTACCATCAGTCAGTTCATCCACAAAATGTTGAGCGGTACCATGACAAAATTCTGCAAATTTCTCAATACCCACCCCATCCATGATTCGTAGATCACATAACCCTTCATCAAACAATTGCTTGAATAGTGGTAGTTTAGGATCTTTTATAGAAACACATGTAGTGTGATCAAATTGGTCTTGCAATTTCATCTTCAAGTCTTTAAGACTACCGAAATCAACAACCCAATTATTTTGGTCCAACTTATCTGCTTCAAACCAAAATTTTGCTGTCAATCTATAACCATGTAAATATTTACAATGTGATGTTGCTGTCGGTTGCCTGAACGCACAGCTTCCTAATTCTATTACTTTCGTACTGCTAAACATACACTAATTATATCAACGATCGAGATCTTTTTCAAGCTTTAATTCAATATATTGTAAAATTGTTACAACAGAATCTGCAACCCAACACACACAGGCACCTATAAATGGTAATAGTATCATGTCCTGAGTTACACATAGCTTGAAAATGTAGTTAATGTAGCTAATAATGACCCCGGACCAAAAGCCCAAACAAAGACTACATTTGAACAGCTCTTGAAATATCTTAAACTTGGTCAGTATGCCTCTAGGTATGTTTAGAATTGATCCATATTTAAGAATGTACGTCAGACCAACACACGCAAGAATCTCACTTGTCATTATTCTCTATCAATTCTAGAGCTTCTGGTATCATACGTGCCTGTTCTTTTGTGATTGTGATTACAAAACCATCATCATCACGTATCTGGACAGACTTTTTATCTTTAGGATATATCTCTGGACATTTAACATTATTGCAGCAAAGCACCACACTATTGCGCTTTGAATTGTGTTTTAGTTTTTTGTTCATAGCTTTTGATCAAATATAATTATAAGGTCACCCTTACTAGGATTCCACGTGATACCATCTCTTGTCTCAAACTCGCGCTCCGGGCTGTCTCCTGAATCACCACTATATACCTTGACTGACACCTGCTGATTAGAAACAATAATATTGAGAAGTTTCCCACGACTCTCATCTCTTGCTGTTATTACAACAGTACCATCCCCATCATCACTATTAACTACAACATCATCACACTCATAGGCTGGTATAGGTACAGACTTGGTGTGTGGAGACGTCATCACCACAAACACGTTATTAATACCAGGGAATGATGGCTGCTTGCTCGCTTTACTCGTCAACGATTTACGCAGATTGGCTGGTAATCGCCTCTCAACAATCTGTGAATTGACCTGCGAATAGCATTCAAACAGATTGTTGAAGTCATTATTATACATTCCGAAACGTTTCATTATACACCTACATACAAGTTAATCGCCGTATTACTAGCGGTATCGCTATTATTTATATTATCAACAAGGTCGTAAGTTTCTTTTACAGGACTTCCTCGAACAAGCGATATATTAATTTGTTTCTTTCCACCGGTCAATCTTTCTAAACCAGCTTTGTAAATCGCCCAAATATTCATAGACTGTTCACTTGAAATAGAATATGTTTGGTGGCTGTCTCTTAAAATATTAAAAACACTATCTCGCTCTTGGTCAGTCAAGCACTCTTTACCTTCATACATCTCAAGTCCTTCCTCCCCTAAATTTTCAAAAGCAACAGGAGGTATATTTTGCATGACAGTTTGTTTGTCTTGTGTTGCTATTGCTGTTCTTACCGCAGTCGCGCTTGACATTCTACTACACATCGCTGGACGCACTGATAAAAGTTTATCGGTAAACTTGGTTCGCTTTGAAGAATTTGTAACGAGATTTTTATATCTTGAGGAATCGCACGTCCCAGACTCTTTGCCCGGTTTCAAAATATCTACCGGCTTGCTATCAACAACCTGCACATCTCTAGATTTATTAGAGACATAAATGTATATAATATCATTTGTATCAACAGCTTTTAGTGCGGTAACAAAATGACCTATATGTGGTGGTTTGAATGCACCCGGGAAAATACCAATTTTTTTCACATCAGCATCAAATTCAACAAGAAGTTGCTTGGCTAGTGTATTAAAATTATTCATCGGTGACATAATCTCTATATAAGTCTAGAATAGACGATGTGTCACACCCACACCCACGCATTATACTCTCTAATTCTTTAACACAATTCGTATTCAATATACTCTCCATGTGCTCTGATATTTTGTCATGATAACCTCTCACCATTAAATGGTTCACGAGATGTTTTTTGAATTTTGTTAACGGGTCGATTTGATCTCCACATGAAGGTTCCATATCAGCAATATATTGCTCCGGTCCCAATCTTTGAGCATCCGGACTCAACCCCGGCACGATCGCGAGTATATTACCCAATCCATCTTCTTCTAGAACATAACCGACATAATCTCTACGCTCACCATTATTATTCGCAGGATCATGTTTCACGCGTATTCTCAAAAGATTGGTGTTGTTCAATTGATTCTCTAACAATGTATTAAACCTAGACATATAAAATATTTATTTAAACTAGTTGAATTAGCTGCAATATAATTATATAATCATTGTATGACTGATATTAAACTGCCGTTTGCTAATGGAAACCATCCGCGAAGTGATGAAGAAAAACAACAAATTATAGAAAACGCAGCTAAGGCCTATGAGAAATACATGGATGCACTTGGTTTTGATTGGAGATCTGATCCTAATAGTGCAGATACTCCTAGAAGAGTTGCAAAAGCATTTGTAAATGATCTGGCGGTGGGTTGCTTTAGCGAACCCCCGAACATAACGACATTTGATAATGTTGATCAGTATGACGGTCTGGTTTTTCAAGGTAACATCAAGGTGAACAGTTTTTGTTCTCATCACCATCTGCCATTCATCGGCAAAGCGCATGTTTCTTACATCCCTGGTAAAGATGGGCAAGTGATTGGATTGAGCAAAATAAACAGGATTGTAGAGTGGTTCTCGAGAAGACCGCAAGTGCAGGAAAATTTAACAATGCAAATACACAACTATATGAATGATGTTTGCGAAGGAAACAAAGGAATAGCAGTGCTAGTAGAAGCAAATCATACATGTGCCGGGTTGAGAGGAGTTAAACATGATAGTATTATGAAAACTGCGAGAATGAGCGGTGCATTTCTAGACAACCGAGACATTAATACACGGCAAGAATTTTATGATTTTGTGAGGGATTTAAAATGAACACTATAGATTGTCTAACCGGGACATGCGGACACACCTTGCATGTCAACAACATCGCTATTATAATGGCTATAACTATTGTATGCTGCACGTTATGTACATACAAGTACCTGAAAACAAAAAAATAAAACGTAATTAAATATATGGCAGGCTCAAATTTAAACAAACTATTAGAAAAATCGAAAAAAACGGTTTCAAATTTTCAAAAACTTAATTGGTCAGGGACGTTCCAGGATTATATAGATATTATATACAAAAATCCGAAAACACCACGGAATGCATATCAACGATTGTATGACATGGTGCTGAGTCATGGTACAACAGAATTTGAGTACTGTAAAAAGAAATACACGAGATACAATTTTTTTGAGTCCGGTGAGGATATTTCTATCTGCGGTCTAGAAGAGGAACTGATGGAATTTGTGGATGTGTTGAAATCAGCCGCACGTAATTATGGCCCGGAGAGACGAATATTACTTCTGCACGGACCGGTAGGTTCTGCCAAATCCACAATTGTTACATTACTCAAGAAAGGATTAGAAAAATATAGTATCACAGACGAGGGTGCGTTGTATTCATTTAGCTGGGAAATACCTGACGAAGAAACCGGTGAGTTGAATGTGATTGATTGTCCTATGAATGAAGAGCCGTTAAAGTTATTACCAAGGGATGTACGTGATCAAGTATTAAGAGATTTAAATAAGAAACTTGGAGCAGACAATTATAAGCTGAAACTAGATGGTAATTTATCACCACTATCCGAATATTATCAGAAGAAATTATTAGAAAAATATGATGGTGATTATAGTAAAATGTTAGGTCATATTAAGGTAAGGAGAGTTATATTATCAGAAAAAAATAGAGTCGGTATAGGTACATTTCAACCTAAAGATGAAAAAAGCCAAGACGCGACAGAATTGACAGGTGATATAAATTATCGGAAATTGGCGCAATATGGAAGTGAGAGTGATCCACGCGCCTTTGATTTCAATGGCGAATTCTTGATATCCAATCGAGGTATGATTGAGTTTCAAGAGATATTAAAACTACAAACAGAATTTTTATACGATTTGTTAGGTGCAACACAAGAACACAGAGTGAAGCCAAAGCGGTTCAATCAAGTACCAATCGATGAGGTTATTATAGGTCACACTAATAATGCTGAATTTGAAAAATTAAAAAACAATCAGTTCATGGAAGCGTTAAGAGATAGAACTATTAAGATAGACATACCATATCTCTTGCGGGTGAATGAAGAGAAGCGTGTGTATGATCACTTTTATAATAAATCCACCGTACATAAACATATTGCTCCACATACAACTGAAATCGCAGCGATGTTTGCTGTTGTGTCTAGACTGGAAGAACCTAGCAAGAATGATATGACCATCATACAGAAAGCAAAATTATATAATGGTCAGAGCGTGCATGGATTCACAGAAGAGCACATTAAAGAGATGATGGAGGAGGCACCTAATGAAGGATTACTGCAAGGTGTCAGCGCGAGGTTCATACAGAATCAATTCAGTAACGCAATTGTTAATCCGCGGATGGGAACA